AGCCTTTGCAACGCCTGTTACATCTGTTAAAATATTAGCACCTTGTTCTGCCATGGTATTCTCCTATTCTAACTCATTATACTCCGAATCAGCTTCTTTTGGCAACTCTGTCACATTTTCGATACCTGCAAGAAAAGAGCCATCATTTCTACCCATAGCAAACGTACCAAAAGCATCGGCTGCATGACAAGTCCAATCATGTATGGGTTTATCAGCATATTTCTTAGTTTTGGGATCGTACTTACGCTGGTAGTTTTTTAAAGCCCTCAAACCGTCCTGACACTTATCTTTATCGAAGCAACACATTGGAATTGCTAGTCTTGATGCATTTATTATCTCAGCTTTATTATTTACTTTAGGCACTGCGACAATTGGTCTAAGCCCTAATTCCTGAAATACTACTCTTCTTTCTTTTCCTGTTGCGTATTCTCTTTTCTTGACATCGTGAGGAAAGTGGTGTCTAGCATAGTTATACGGTTTCTTGTTAAGTTCATCAATATAGAATTCAATACCTTTTCCAGCATATTCAAGGTAGTCGATGAAGTGATACGCCTGCCCAACTTTCTGTGCAAACCAAATAGCCATATTATCGCTAATACCCAAATCCCAAAAAGTAGCAACGGGTAGCATAGGGTTGTGTGGTACATGACACAATCTCCCCTCTTCCTCTGCTTTTTCTAAATACTTAGAAAAATACGCACCAGTAAGAGCCGCAGTAAAAGAACACATGAACTCCTGGTTGAATTCATCCTCAGTCATTGTTAATCGTGAAGACTCTAATTCTGCGTCTGGTATTAACTTAGTATCGTCAACTGTTAAAGTTAAACCATGCCAATCAGCAAGTTCTTTAGAAGTAGCAGCGTTGTATATATCAAAGAAATGGTTTTCTCCTTGAGGAGTTCCGATAAACATAGCTTTTCCTAATCTATCGGACAAAGCCGGACGAACTACCTGCGACCATATAACAGGATTCATAGAAGCAAACTCATCCATGATTGCATGATCCAAATACATCCCTCTAATAGAATCAGGATTTTCTGCACCAAGCAACCATATCTTTATAGAGTCGCCCATATGAGGTCGTGGTATAATTATCTGTACATCGCCTTACTTATATTGTACTCCCGGAATCATATTGGTAAATTGTTTATAATAATCCCAAGCAACTCTCTTAGCTTGTCCATACGTAGGAGCAATATAAACACCTTGAGGTTGTCTTCTTTCTGACCGCAAGAGATGATCTGCCTGATCGTTAATAGATAAAACAGTTTTACCACCACGTCGATGTACGTTTGCTACAACGAATCTATATTTCTCTGAAAGATAGTGGACGGTCTTTTGCCACTTTCTGGGAGTATACCCAGTAGAAATTTCTTGTCCTTCCATTATTACATCACAATTATATCTGCCAACTTAGCAGTGTCTTGGTTAGGCACACTAATAGTATAACTTTCAGTTCTAGCTGTTCCGTCATCGTCGTATTCTATAGTTACCCCGTATGATCCTCCATACGTTTCATTTTCTGCAAGAGTTAACTGCCATTCTCCTTCACTATTAGTAGTTGTAGTTTCTCTAATAGCTATAAGCCTTTCATCATAATAAAAAGCATCTTCTGTAAATACTGTAATGTCTGCATCAGTATCAGGATTAACAGCAACACTATTTACTATTCCATATACTACACATGTTAGAACCGATGATCCAATGATACCATAATTATATATAATGGTAATAGAATCTAATTCAGGAGTAGTTGAACCATCATCACTATGTAGAAATGCTTTTATTTTAACAACTTTACCTAGATTGATTATATTAGTATTAAAAGCAGCAATGTTTGTGGTAATTTCTGCAGCGGTGTTAGATTGAGAGTATGTACCATTGGAAGCAGTCCAAGCAGCTCCACTCCAATAATGATCAATGCCACCTACATTAAATATATACTTCACTAAATCAGAACCAGCAACAGTTACGGAAGGAGTAAATGAAACAATTTCTTTGGTAGTTATACCAGAAGAATTCATAATCCAAGGATTAGCTACACTATAAATAGTTTCAGATTGCTCACCTTCAACAGTATAGGTAGTGTTTGAGTACTTAGCGACAGAATACGCATGAAAAGAATTAACAGTAGCGTATGCAGAAAAAGAATAATTAAAAACATTAGATAAGTTCAATTGCACCGGAGCTACATCTCTTGTTATAGAGCCAGCAGTTGGGTAGCTGGTATTTGATCCAAGCAAAACCCCATCTTGGTAAATGTATACAGAACCAGTTGTTACTTTACTCAAGGAATAAACTAACGCAATCTCTGTAACTGTTCCATTAGTAAAACTAGCACCGTTAGTGGCTACGATATCGCAGGCTACACCAGCATCTGTATAAAATCTAACTTTAATCTCACCGTCAGTATCTACATAAAAATTCATTGCTGTATTATTACCAGAACCATTTGATGCTTGTAATAACATATGCTGTCCAGCCGGACTTCCAGTAAACGCTGGTACAATTCTAATAATACATGTACCAATATACGCACCAACCTTAGCAGGACTACCGTCATTAGTTCCTTCCCAATATTGTCCAGCACCAGAAGTATTAAGAACTCCTGCTGCTACAGTGGCTCCTCCCCCTAATGTTCCAGTAAGAGTCCCATTTCCCCATAAAGAATCTTTATCTGTATTAAAAGTGAAATTACAGGTAGCATTTGTTGGTCGTGAATCTGTCAGTACAACATCTGTTCCACTGGTCCAATCAAACAATATAGAATTGGACTTGGAATAATTGTTCTCATCACTATAGGGAATGATTTGTGAAAAACTCATTTCTTCTTCCTTTTGCCAGCCTTACTCATCGCTATAGCGATAGCCTGTTCTCTACTCTTTCCAGAGCGGATCAATTCCCGAATATTCCGGGAAATAACTTTCTGGCTCCTACCTTTAAATAAAGGCATTACAGTCCCGAAGCACCCATAATATATCTAATGAGCCACTTAATTTTTCCACCAGTAACACCAGAAGCACCTGCACCAATAATAGCTTTTAAATCTTTAGCAGAGGTAGCATATATAGCAGAAGCTAAAGTATTAGTAGCATCACCAGTAATAAGTGTACCGGCAGCAGTATCAGTGTAATCAGCAGCAGTATCTAATACCAAACCAGGAGTAGCAACTAAACTAATAGTATTGTCGTTAACAGATTCTACAGTAGAAGTAACCTGTCCAATAACTTCCAATACAACAGCACCGGCTGGTAGATCAACACCAAGATCATATTCAGTCGAAGCAGTACCGCCGTTAGCTGTAGCATCGTAAGTGACCTGAATTGTCTTTTGTACTCTCTCGCCATCAGTATTGTTCGTGTCGTCTTGTGCAGTTTCCAATGTATCAATGTCTGCTTCCGCTGTATCAAGATCAAGTTTAATCTGATACAATTCCTTCGTTCCATAGGGAGCTGGAAAAGCAAACACATTCAAACAAAGAAGTGCTGCAAATAAAAAACTAAACATCTTCATAATCTTCCTCCGAGGATTCATTATTCGTAGTATACTCAGCATCTATAATATCAGGTTCCGCGTCCGGTGGCAACTCCCGTGTTATCCCAGTATTCAAAACTTTAAACCCAATCTCACCGCTATGCTTTACCTCACTCTGCGTCTTATTACCATATCTTCTCGCATTCGACTTCTCCGCCGCCCACTTGTACGCCTGCACCTTCTCCTTAGCCACACGCACCTGATTATCTTCATTAACCTCAAGCTCCTCAACAGTATCCAACACCTTCTCAAAGTATACATCACCACGATCCTCCCGCGCCAAGTCCATCTTTTCCCGAAAATCCGGGTACAGCGATCTCCACATGTATACCACATTCTTTTCAGGCATCCCTTTCTTTTTACAAATCTCCGACATGGTCATCCCTTCCCGGATACAATTGCAAATGAGATTCCCCAAAGGAACTGTATATTTCACAGCCCTCTGAACAAGATCAAAATTGCTGGTACCGACAACTTCCCCAGTATACATATCGATCTCAACAATCTCTCCCTCTTTTCCGTTCCTGTAGTATGTAGCTTTCTTTTTTTCTTCTTCTTTCTTCACAAGTTCATTCATAACCCTACAATATCATACTGCAGAGAAAAGTAAAGACCCCGAATTCACGGGGTCCTACATAGCAAGCAAAAAATGCATAGATACCAAAGGAGAGTATAGTTATGGTAGTTTAATTGTAAGGGAATGCGAATGAAGTGTCAAGATTGGCTGGTCATTGCGTCATTGGGTCATAGAAACATTGGGACAGTGGTGTGGTGTGTCATAGAAACATTGGAACAGTGGTGCATATCCGAGAAGGGTCTGAACATGGAAATCTAAGACCATTGCTTGGGGGTACCCCCGTCTATATCCATTGGTCCATTGAGCCAACCCACCCCTTACAAGTATTAGGTTGACCTAATAGTACTGATAAATCAGTGGGTTATGAAGCAATGTTTACCAAATGGTAAACATTGACTCATGTAATCATGACTAAATGGTAAAGTTTGTAGGGTCATTGGTTCAATGGTGCAGTGGTCTAGATAGACTGGTTTCACAGTGCAAGCCTATTGCATCGTGCAACTACTACCTGACCGTGTAAAATTTACATACTGAAAAATTTACACTTGACTTGAATTCCACAAATTTTCCGGTATGTTATACGCACCAAACGGCAATTATGCCAATGATAACCATAGGAGAAGACTATGACTAAAGACATTAACCAAATGACTAAAGCAGAGCTACAGGCGGAGATAGAGAAACTCAAGGCTGCCAAAGCTACAATGTTAACTATGAAAGTATCCCAAAAGGGAGCGGTATCAGTCTACGGCATGGGTAGATTTCCTGTTACTCTATACAAGAGTCAATGGGAAAAGCTATTAGGTAGTGCTGATGATATTAAAAGTTTCATAGAAAGCAACCAAGAGAAACTAGCTGAAAAAGCATAAAAAGCATAAAAAGCGAGGTAACTATATGAAATTGCGTTATTTATTTACAATTTTTTATCTTAGTCTATTAGCCTATACTACACAGGCTGATATTTTATCTAATCTATTTGCTGGTAGCTTAGGTAACGCCTGCAAAGGTAAAGCCCATAAGTTTGTTATCTGTGAAGATACTGCTTATCCAGCTAATACATGTGCTAATAACCTAATAGGTAAAAGGTCTTATAGACTTACCAAAAAGGCTTATGAGACTGCTAGACTAGCAGGTATCAATCTTAGTGCCGAGAAAGGCAATAATGCTACATGTAAGGTAATTCTCAGGTCAGTTGAGAAAAAAAGAATTGAGAAGCGGGTTAAAAAACTCCGCAAAAAGGGCTATTAGGCTCTCTGATCGTTTTCAAGGTGCAGGCTAGGGGTTAACCTTAGCTTGTATCTTAAAATCGCTCAGAAAGGAGATAAGAGCTTATGAGAACAATATTATGTATGTTATTGATTTTAGGTTGTCAAGTGCTTGCAGATTCGCAAGCAGTAAATTTTTTAGATGCTGATTTTGCATCTTGTCAAAAATTTTCTATAGAATTTTTAGAGAGTTTTAGATTTCTAAGTACCCGAAAATACGTAGCACTTAAAAAGCTCGGCATAGAGTTTCAACAACTTAGAGTTACTAAGCAAGACTGTAAATTACGCAGGCTACCAGACTATTTAATTAGCATATCTACACCAAAAGGAGAGATAGCTTATGACTAAGACAGAACAGTTAGCTTATACCTATTACCTACTGTGCATACAGGCTATGACCTATGACGCTCCAGCG